ATTTCCTTGTGACTCAAAGTTTTTAGGCATACCTTCTGTTTGTCTTTGCTGAATAAGTTCGCTTTGCTGAGTACCCTGTATCTTTACTCTTTTATCTTTTCTATCCTCAATTTCTGCTTCTTTTTGTTTAGTAGCTCTAAGTTGAGCTTGAGCTAACTGCATGTTATATTCAAACTCTGTTGCCATTAACTCCTTTTTTATCTGAGCTTCAGTTTGCATTCTTTGTATTTCAAACTGAGACTTAGCTTGTTCAATTGCAACTTTTTCAGATGTGAGCGCTTGCTGTTTTTGCACTTCTGCCATTGCAGCTTTTTCAGAAGCTTGAGCATTTGCTTCCGCTTGGGCTTGGATGTTTTGTTGTGCTACCGCTTGTTCTCTTTCTAATTTTTTCTTACGCTTAAGCTTTAACATTTGATTAGCTAGCTTAAGATTTTTAACTTCACGTATGTCGATCGCATCTTCTATATTAATACTACCTTGTTTCAATGAAGCATTTATATTAGCAGCTAGTTCAGCTTTTTCTTCATCATCTGGTTCCATCTCTAAATATATACCGAAATCATGCAAGTTTAAATTTTCCATTTCTCTTAGAGTTTCTACATTAAAGGTAGACACACTATTCATTAAAGAATTTTTAGTTAAAGGGAAATTTAATACATCAGCTATTTTTAAAGAAATATTTTCACAGGTACTTAAAGCTAAAAATAGACTAGCATCCTGTATATGTTTTGTTGCTACATTAGAAGCGTTTGCTGCCATTTTCTGTAAACCTACTAAAGCATCTGCATCAGGTAAAGATCCATCTCTTGCTTCATTCAATCCAGTAACATCTCTAATCATCTGCATATTATAATTATATGCTGTAATAAGAGATTGTATTTTGCCCATACCGTTAGAAGAGTTTAATTCCTGAATAGGAACTTTACCTCTATTGATATCTCCATCTTGTGTAAGTGATCTACCTACGACAGAACCAGTTTGAAAATACATATTTAATGCTTCGGCCGGATTGTAGTTTGTTCCATTACCTAAATCTACTTCAGCTAATCCGTCCATATCTAAAAATATACCGTCAGGAACCATTCTAGATAAGACTTGTTGTATTTTTAAATGCGTTAGTTGTATAACATCAGCAAAGCCTATACACTTACTTATTAAAGATTGTATTTTTCCTTTATACATTCTAGGAGCACATAAGGAATAGCTCATTTCAACACGAGTTGTATCTGCTAAAGGTCTTGTCATATTTTCTGACATTTCCCATTTTAGCATCATGTCCGTGCCAATAACTTTAGCTCCTTCGTATAAAACTTCTATAGACCGTGATACTCTTTCAAAATTATCATTCGGCGGAGGATTAAACTCATCCGTTTTTTCAATAGCCTTTTCTAAACCAGAATCCGTTCTTTTTATTTTAAATACTTGATCTGTATAAGTTTTATATTCAAAATATAATACTTGAACAGTATTGTAGTCGTAATTTTCAAATCCCCGTATCATACTTCGATTACCGGGCATTTTTTGTATTCTTTCTAATTCTTTGTCGGAAATATTAGGGAATTCTTTTTTAAGCTCAGGTATAGTTATTGATTTAACTTCTCCTACATAGTATATATCTTCAAAATGCGGATCTTCCGTGTAAGACCAAACACAATAAGCGGGGTCCACATAATCAACTACAATACCTTCGGCAGGATTAAAAGAAGTTTTGGTAATACCTATTCCTATGTTTACTAAATCTTGATTTACTCTAGCTTTAGTAAGGTCAAATTCATTAGTTGCTAAAACTGTGCTAATAGCTTCTTCTTCAGCAACCTCAATAGCTTGCTTATAGCTAAGTTGCATATGAAGATCTCTTTCCTCTAAAGACTCAGGTAAATTATCTGGAGAAATATTAGACCTGCTCAAATTAACGTTAACTATTTCAGACGCTTGAGCTTGCTCGTTTTTAGTGAGCATATCAAATAATAAGTCTTCAGCAAAGTCTGTTCGTTTCTTTAAAGATTCAGGATCTTGAGCATACGAAGTTAAATCATATTGTTTTTGAGTTATGCCGTTGGCTACTATATTAGAAAATTTAGATAGTATAGGAACTGGCTTCCAGTCTAAATTAAGATAAGACAAGTCGCCATTAATAGCTAGTTCATCTTTGTATTTCTGTACACTTTGTTCTCCTCTAGCATATAAACGTAGGTTATGAAAATTATTCCAATTTGTTGCATAACGATTTGAACCACTTCCTCCGTAATTAAACCATTCTTGCTCAATAGCTCTACTAACCTGAAGACCATATTCCCATGTTGCTTTTTCAGCATCACTTACAACCTGATCTGGAAATGGGCTATTAGTATTTGTACTTATATTCATTTATTATATTATTTTTGAAGTAGTCCCCTCGTTATTATACTTTTTAAAACCTAAAGAATAAGATTTAATCTTTGTTATTCCCTTAGGATTATATCTATGTTTATTACAAGCCATTAAAGCTAATCCTGAGCTAATAGAGGCATCGTATTTGGTTCTATATATGTTTCTATAGCAGAGGCGTGTGCCTGTTTTATATCTTCACTTGAATTAGGTATTCCACCTACTTCTTTTTCTGAAACTGATAATTTATTATACGTTTTATCAGGTCTATTAATACTAAATCCTCTATATCCTCTTCGTTTCAAATAATAAAGCAATCGGGGTTTATTATTTTCTGCTAATAAAGGCATACCATAAAACACTAAAGCCATTAGTACATCTTCAAAAAACATTTCTGCGGTAGCAGGTCTAGCAATATACTCTAAGAAAAAATGATTAGGCGGTACATTTTCTATAGAGAATTTTGTTAATCCATGAAGTGATCCGTTAGAGCCGCCGCCACCAACGACGCCACTAATGTCGTAACTATCACATCCGAAGGCGCCCAAATGTTCATTTCCAGGATATTTAATACCATTTTTTATTATTAAGTTATTCTGCTGTTCTTGATCCGGTACCCAGGTAATAAAAAACCTACCGTTTTTATTTGGATAAAATATTACTTTAGTATCTTTAATTCCATTTTCCCACTGAAAATTACCTTGCGTAACCATAGCAGCATTTTTTAATTCTTCATTATAATCTATTTGTTGATAGATTTTTGTTAAATTAAAAATAGATTGTTTGGCTTCATCTCTAAAAGCGTGTTGTTCTGTTCTTGGAAATTGACGATAATATTCGTTTAATGCATCTGCATCATCTTTTAATCCTTCAACTTCGTTTTCCCAATGTTGTATTACTCCCTCTGTAATTAAATTTCCTTGGGGATCTAATGTTTCTTTTTCAGGGGTATCAAAAACAGGATATCCGTATTGATCAATAAAGCCTTCATAATTCCACTCCATAGGAATAAAAAGTTTATATAAACCCGTTTTAGTCTGCCCGTTTTTATTTCTTAACGAAGCATCTGACCCGTCATATAATTTTTTAAAGTTTTTGCCCCCTTTATCTAAAGCATTTGAGGTTGAACCCATCATACACTTTCCTACAATTCTACTACCTAATCGTAAACAAGTTTTTGTTACTCGCCAATTATTGAGTATGTTAGTGGGTTTTTCCCACTTACCGGATTCATCATGAACTAATAGTTTTAGTTTCTCACCATCATAACTATTATCACCTGTATTTTTCCAGTCAATAGTTGTATCTAATCCATCAAGTTCCTCTGCCGTTTGGTTATCTTCTAATTTACGTCTGGTAAATTTCGAAGCTGGAACACGGTAGGCCAATTCTGTTTTTGGGCGATCCATACCGTCTTGTATTGGCTTAAAGAAAAACGGATAGTTTACCGATATGGGTACAACTTTATCCGTGAACATTTTTTTAGCATCTGCCCCAGACTTGGATAATATACCGAATCTAGAGTCTGAAGATATTGTAGCCGAATTAACTGTTTCTCCCGACGACATGAATGAAAATCCAGAACGTCTATTTTTAAGGTAGCAAATGCCGTACGATCTATAATCTGCCTTGCAAGCTTCCCAGAATATGTAAAATAATCTGTTAGATTCTCGGAAGTCTGGTAATCCGACATCGATTTTAGACCACTGCAAGTACATGTAGTGAGTGCCAGTAATATAAGTAGGCTTGTTCTTATTAATAAACCAAAAGCCTTTTTCGCGTCTTTCAAACTCTTCATCTATATATGGGTACCACTGTTCTTTAAAACTATTTGGGTAAGCATTCCAATCTTGTACGCTTTTAATTTTTTTTAATGCTTTTGGGTATTCAGCAACTTGCCATTTGTTTTCACCTAAATCTTTTGCATCTTCCGGCTTAGGCAACGCGATCATTATATCCCCTATCTCATATATTTCTCCTATCTTTCCGGTTTTGCTGATAACGATAACATCGTATTCTTTATTGTAGCCGTATTCCCATTTAGCATAACGATTTTTTTTCTTAATTACAGAAGCCTTAATATGATCTTTAACGACCCTGTATAATGTTTGTTCGTATGCCATTACTTAGATCTCCCTTCCGCAAAGCCTTTAAAAGCAGGCTTATTTGCTTTATTATTGGAGTCCGCTATCATTTGTTCTTCTTCTTGAATTTTATTCAATATTTCGAAAGCGTCAAATATACAAAGTTTTTTAGTAGCGGCAGCATTTTTAAGTCTGTCAGCTGATATATCTTCTTCTGAGTCAACGATCTTTTCTTTTGCTACCTTTACTAATTCTTTAATTGCTTCTCGCCCAGCGGCTATTATATTCTTCTTCGTTTCTATCGAGCTCATATTTTATAACAATATCATTTGATTTCATACAATACATAATCTGGTTGTCTATAACAAATTCCCATTCGCTATTAGGTGTAAATCCAATTAAGTCCCCTGGGTTAATTCCAGCGCGTTTTAAGGACTTATTACCTATTTTTAGTATACCAATAAGGCTAGCTGTTTTATTGCTGCTAAAAGGGTCTTTATTTTTGACCGGAGCAACAAAGCATCTATCGCCAAAAGATTTCCAGTTCTTCTTTTTCTTGTACAAATATATTTGATCTATTGCACACATAAAAAGGCCGTCTTTAAGAAACGATCTACTATTTTTTTTAAGTCCTTTCATATCATAAAAAACTCTAAACACATTATGATGAACAACTATTAAATCACCTTTTTTTATTGGTGTTGCAAATGCCGCTGGAGTCGCTACAACTTCAGCTATATTATTAACGTGCTTAAAACTCTCTATAGAAGTGTTAGTCACAAGGTCCACTTCCCCAACCTTTACCGTATTATCATATCTACCACCAACAGGCTTTATGATAAAATCGTATATACTTCTCATTAGTACTCCAAGTCATACTCAACGGATATTGCCATATTAGAATTAAACTTCTTCCATGGCATTACCTCGTCGTCTTTTTTTATAAATATATTATAAGAATTATCAGACTCTTCAAATATTATATGCGAAATTTCGTGCCCACCGTAAACTGTCTGCTTAACAGAGTAATGCATTGCTTCGTTCTTATAGTCAGCACCTATACTAATTTTTCTTATAATATTATCCATAGCCCTAATCTTTTTTATTTCCAGATATTACCTCATAAGTACCATCTGTTAAATTAATATTAATAGGGCCGTATTCATCTTCAATAGACTTTTTAAATTCGTCCATTTCGTTTTCAAGCATATTTATTTGATAAATAGCTTTTGCTTTTTGAACTTCTAATCCACCAATATGTGCACAAAACTTTTGCAGGTCTGCTTGTAAAGCCTGCACTTTTTCTAATTGTTCTTTGCTAATTGATAATTTTTTTGATTTCATTTTTTTTACTTTACTCATTTTGATTTAATTTAATTGTTTGAATTTACTTGATTTTTATTTTAGTTCCTAGGAACTTTAGTTACTTTTCCAGTATAATCTAAATATCTGCCGCGTCTTTCAGATGCTCGCTTTTCATCAGCATCGTAATATCTTTTTTCTTTAGCAAATTCTTTTCTTAAAGTTTCTAACTCTCTTCGATTGTTTGCTCTTTTAAATTCCCCTTTTTGATTTACAAAACCAGCCGCTCTATCAGGATCTCCAAATTCGTTCATTCTTCCTTTATATGGTCTAGCGGCACGCCCTATTTTTTCAGCTTTAGCTTTCATAGCTTTAAGCCCTTTAGCGCTAGGAGTATAAAAACCACCTGTCTTAGTGTCTTTCATGCCAACCATCATGCCATCTTTGTCATACTGATATCTTGGGTCTTTCGATGATGATTCTTTCTTTTTGTCTTTATCATTATCATTTCTTAGTGGTGTGCCGTTGGTTAAAGCTTCAAAGTTTTTGTTTTTTAACGGAGCTCTACCGGGTTTTTGCATGTATGCCATAGCTTTTTATTTTAATCTTGTTAATTTTGTTATTTTTTATAAATTAGTATGTAATCGTCCATGTAGCAATAAAGCTCGTTTGGTTTTTTTAATACGTATTTGCAACTATAATTACTGTTATCGTCAAAAACAGCAACAACTAGCATTTCATTGTTTTTTATTTGTACAACATTTTCGTAAAAAGTATTATTTGTTTCGGGGTTATATACCGTAATATTGTTTGGCTCTACTGTGTCTAAATTGATTGTTAAAATGGCAGTAGAGTATTCTTGTTGCCAAACTCCATTAAATTGCTGTTGTGCAAATAATTGACTTGATACTAGTAATAATAATGTGATAAATAAATTTTTCATTTGATTGGATTTAATTGTTAATTTTATTTTTTTGTTTTATCGTACGCTTCTTTCTCCCAAGGTAATTTTTTAGATCCTTCTTTCATAGTACTTCTTGAATAAGCTTTACCTTTCCAATAAACATTTTTATCATCATAATCTAAATCACCTCTTTTCATTTGATTGATGTGTACCATTTCATGATCTATCACATCTTCCTCTTTTTTTGGAGATAAGTTTTTGTTTAATATAATAGTGCCATTATTGTTAGCTAAACCAAAAGTATTATTATCCATATCCTTATGATAGATAGGGGTGTCAATTATTTTATATGGAGCGCTAATTTTAAAAGCCATTTTATTTACCTACTATTATATCTGTTGCGGCACCAGACGAAGGAACCAATACATAATCTACTACAACTGGTAAAATTGTTCCAGCAGCTACGTTTTTAAATTCTATTCCATCTGCTGTT